ATTCAATGATGCCCCAACTTTATCCAAGGAACTACTTAATCATATTAAGGATTTGTTCCCTAATCAACTTCCAGCAAACGAGATTTCTCTAGAAGACCTCCGTTACCTGCAAGGCCAGCAGTCTGTAATGAGAAAGCTGGAAGAGTTGTACAACCAGAATTTTGAGGAATAACCCTATGTGTTTATCTAGACCTAAAGCACCGCCGCCTGTCGTGCAGGCGCAACCTGCCCCCACCACATCATCAACATCAGCCGGGCCTGACTTTGATACAGGAACACCGACTGTGGATACACAATCTACAGTTAATAATAAGAATAAACGGGGCAAAGACAAATTGAAAAACTCCAAAACTACTAACCCGTCACTCTCAATCACTGGTTCAAGTGAATCAGGCGTATCTATGAACCCTTAGAGGATTAGACAATGGCACTAGAGATTAGCGAAGGTACTGCCGCTAAACGCTACGCTATGTGTGAAGCATCAAGGGATGTATTCTTACAACGTGGGCGTGACGCTGCAGAACTTACCATCCCTACTCTCCTGCCCCCAGATGGACATAGCGGTAGCACAGTGTATGAAACCCCCTATCAAGGGGTAGGAGCAAGAGGCACTAACAATCTAGCCTCAAAACTGCTCCTTACACTGCTACCTCCCAACAGTCCGTTCTTTCGTCTTACCATTGATGACTTTGACCTTGCTGAATTAGCAGGCACTGACGCTCGTGGTGCTGTCGAAGAGGCCTTGTCTCGTATTGAACGAGCAGGGATGCAGGAGATAGAAGCCAAAGCAATGCGTGTGCCTGTGTTTGAAGCCCTCAAACAGCTTATTGTTACAGGTAATGCCCTACTATACATGCCCAAGAATGGTGGCATGAAAGTGTATAAGCTTGACCGATATGTGGTTAAGCGGGACGCAATGGGTAATGTTTTGGAAATCTTGACGAAGGAAAGTGTCAACGCACTCATGCTTCCTCAAGAAATCCGTGAGGTTATTGAAACCTCTGATACGGAAATGAAAAACCTTGAGCTTTACACCCACACAATTCGTGTGAACAAAGGCTGGGAAGTTTACCAAGAGGTACAGGGAATAGAAATTCCTGGTACTCGTGGCAAATTCAAAGAAGAAGAATGCCCCTTTATACCTCTTCGTTTCACTCGTGTAGATGGCGAAGACTATGGTAGAGGATACGTTGAAGAATACATTGGCGACCTAAGAAGCCTTGAGGCTTTGACAAAGGCTATCGTTGAGGGGGCTGCGGCCTCATCTAAGATACTGTTCCTTGTCAAACCAAACGGCACAACCAAGACCAGAACCCTAGCAGAAAGCCCTAACGGTGCTATCGTTAGTGGGGATGCAGCTGATGTTTCCACCCTCCAAGTACAGAAGGCCTCTGACTTTAGGGTTGCGCTTGAAACCGCAAGGACAATCAACGAGAGAATATCCTACGCTTTCCTTATGAACAGTAGCGTACAGCGTCAAGCTGAGCGTGTTACTGCAGAAGAAGTAAGGTTCATGGCTCAGGAATTGGAGTCTGCCCTTGGTGGTGTGTACTCAATCCTATCTCAAGAACTACAGATGCCTTTGATTAAGACTATTATAGCTACCCTAGAACGCTCTGGAAAAATGCCTAAGCTTCCAAAGGGTGCAGTCAAGCCTACGATTGTCACAGGTATTGAAGCTTTGGGACGAGGCCAAGACCTCAACAAACTTGCTACATTCCTGCAATATTTACAGCCTCTAGGGGCGCAGGCGATAGCGTCTGAAATGAATATCTCAGATTACATTGACCGACTTGGAGCAAGTCTGGGGATTGATACCAACGGTCTTATCAAATCTGAAGAGCAGAAGGCACAAGAGCAAGCCCAAGCTATGCAGATGCAACAGCAACAACAGCAGATGCAGATGATGCAACAGATGGCTGTTAAAGGTACACCTGAGATGATTAAGCAAGGCGCGGCCATGATGCCAGCAGGAGAAGAAGAATGATAACACTACTAGCACAAGCCGCCCGTATCATTGGAATGGCCGCCGCTAAAAAACTTATGAAAAGTGGCGGGGTACAAGCGTTAAGAAACTTGTTAACTAGAAACGCTGGACAAAAAAAGATTAAGAAAGCTGCACAAGCTACAAGCGAATATAAAAAAGGTGTAGCTAAAGGGGCTACAGTCGGGGCAGCAACAGTGGCTGGGGCTACTGCTGGTAAAAAAGCTACCGAAACCCCTAAATCAGAAGCATCGTCTTCATCTGGTAGCGACACCCGCACCAATCCCAAAGACTATCCCATCTATAAAAAGCCGACTGACTCTGCGGCATCTTTTAGGGCAGCGTTTGCTAAAGCTAAAAAGGCAGGGAAAAAGACTTTTACTTGGGAAGGGCGTAAGTACACCACAGAAGAGAAGTAGGTAAATATGGCAGACAGTTTGAACACACATGACTTAGATGCAGGGGCTGAACCTGCAGAGCATACTCTAGCAATGCTAGAAAAAGCAGAACAATTAGAAAAAAATAATAACCCCGACCGTCCTGATTGGCTTCCTGAGAAGTTTAGCTCAGTTGAAGATATGGCTCAGGCCTATAATGCTCTTGAGCAAAAGATGGGAAAACCACAGGAACAGGCTCCTCCTAGCGAAGAGCCACAAGAAGAACTACCAGAAGCCGCTTCCTCTGATGGAGGAGATGTAGCTGAGGTACTAGATAATGTCGGGTTAGACTTTGATGTATTTGAGCAAGAGTACAGCGAGAACGGCGAGTTAAGTCCAGAAGCTTACCAAGCTCTAGACGAAGCAGGCTTCCCTCGTAGCCTCGTTGATAACTACATCGAAGGTCAAGAAGCCCTAGCCTCAACAGCCAAGACTGAAATGTTTGACATTGCAGGTGGCGAGGAAGGCTATGGTAATATGATGGACTGGGCAGCAGATAGCCTGTCTCCGTCAGAAATAGAAGCGTATAACGCTACCGTAGAGAGTGGAGATGTAGGCATCACACGCCTAGCAATACAGGGTTTGGTAGCGAGGTATCGTTCCGAAGTAGGTACAGAGCCTAACTTAGTTGAAGGTAATTCTGGCGCAACTTCGGGTGGGCGATTTGAAAGCGCGGCAGAGGTAACTGCTGCCATGCGTGACCCCAGATACCAAAATGACCCTGCCTACCGACAGAGAGTGGCTCAAATGATGGCACGTTCTTCGGTATTCTAAC